CTACCAAAGCGCTAGCCTGACGATCGGCGTGGCGCGGCGGGAATGTTGTAGATCGCCTGCACCCGGAGACACCTGCACTGAGCTCTTTTCGGACATGGGTTCGACTCCCATCGCCTCCACCAACCGCAACGCGGTAGAACCCGCAGAATCTGGCGTTAAATCGCTGGGTTCTGCGGGATTTTTGTTTGTGGAGAAGGGGACGGTGAGGCGCTCGGGGGAGTGTGTGCCGGGGGCGGTGAGGTTGAAGCAAACAACGGCCTGCTCGTCGGAGAGGGTGACAGAGGACACGAAGGTGTCCAGAAGGCGGCGCTGGTAGGAGAGGGTCTGCTCGGATTCATCGCGCTGGAACTGGCTGAGCATGAATTCCAGCTCGTCGCGGGTGAAGCGGGGCGGCACAGGGGGATCCGGGATGGCAGCGAGACGGACGCGGATGGTGGATTCCTGCTGCTCAAGTTCCTGCAGGCGCTGGACGAGGCGGGCGCTACTGCCGTTTTCCAGTGCGGTGAGAAGGTTGGTCTGCTTGTGGAGAACCTCGGAAAGCTCGGCTTCCAGTGCCTGCTTTTCGGGGTCTGGCTTTGGGGCGGTCTGATGCGCCTGCAAGTCAAGGACTTGATCAAGGATCTGCTGCAGCTTGTCCGGGGCAAGGATGTACTGCGCGGTGGCGCGGACGATGGCACATTCGAGGGCAGATTTCTCTACGTTGCTTTTGGTGCAGCCCTTTTTCTCGGTATGGCCGGGGCAGGCATAGTAGCAGTACTTTTCGCCGCTGTGACTGATGCCGCTGACCCCTTTCATGGGACGGCTGCAGGCGGCGCAGAAAAGCTTGCCGGAGAGAATATAGTCGGCGCGGGGACCGGTGCCGCCGCTGTGGGCACGGTTGAAGGCAAGCTGACGCTGGCAGCGGTCAAACAGATCGCGGTCGATCATGGCGGGGACACCTCCCTCGATGCGGATATCGGCGTACTTATAGACACCCAGATACATCTCATTGGTGATGATGCGCAGGATGGAATTTTTATTGAAGGCGTTGCCGCGAGAGGTACGAATCTCGTTGGCGTTGAGGTGGGCAACGATATCGGCGGCGGTGAACCCGGCGGCGTACTGCTCGAAGATGTAGCGCACGGCGGGGGCCTGCTGCGGGTTGATGCAGTAGTGCTTGTCCGGCCCGATATCGTAGCCGAAGCTGCGATTACCGCCCAGCGCAATGCACTTCATGGCGCTTTCGCGCTGGCCACGGCGCAGCTTCTGGGAGAGCTCGGCGCTGTAATACTCGGCAAGAGATTCCATCAGGCCTTCCAGAATGATCCCCTCGGGACCGTCCACAACGGTCTCCGCTGCATACAGAATCTTGACACCGTTTTTGCGCAGACGGTTTTTATAGATGGCACTGTCGTAGCGGTTGCGGGCAAGGCGGTCGGTCTTCCAGCAGATGACAGCATCGAAGGCATGGCGGTCACTGTCAGAGATCATCTGCTGGAAGGCGGGACGATCGTCTGTTTTGCCGGAGATATGCCGGTCGATGTATTCCTTTGTGATGCTGAGGCCGTGGCTGCGGGCGTAGGCCTCGCAGTCGTGGCGCTGCCCCTCAATGCTTTGCTCGTTCTGGCGGCTGCCGCCGGAATAACGGTAATAGGCCACCAGACACACAGGAGCGCCGGTTGCGGCTTTTTTGCGGGGCATGAGATCACACTCCTTTCGGTTGCGCGGCTGCCGGGAGTGTGGTATACTATCCACGGCAGGCGCATTATCAGATTGATGTGTTGTTGCATTCCGTCCGGGGGCTGTTCGTACCAGCACCCGGACATTTTATTTTGCGTAATGCGTTTTGAGCGCTTGACCCGCTGCACCGCCCGTGCTACCATAAAAGGGCAGGATACGCGGGTTGATAGGCATAACAATTACCTCCTACTTTTTGGATCCCCTGTTTGAGGCATGACCCCCTTGGCTTTACGGCTGAGGGGGTTTTGCTTTGTCACGAGAATTTGCAACTTGAGAATTGATCATAGCATCCAAAGCCCTCTTTTTGAGACGAACATCTGTTGTGCCAAAAGATACGAAACACATAGAACTTGTTTGCTGACGATGAACGGCTTCATCTGATGAAAGAGGAACGTGTATGGTTATACCATAACGCTGGAGGATTTCTGCATTTGAAAGGCAACGACCATACCAAGACAAATCAGGGATGATCGGGTTACACCGTGCGCACGCACTACAAGGAACTAAGTTTGCAAGGTTTGTTGTTTGTGGGTATTTGATGCAAGGCCTTTTTGTCTGATGAAAAACTTCTCCGGTAGGAGTGTACACAACGATGCAGATATCTTCACCATCAACTAGGATATGCGGAAGACCTTTTTGATCCAGATAACTGGATTCTGGTGCATTGCTCAGGGAGAGAAGGTCAAGTCCATCGACAATGGCAGCCAAATCTTTTGCAAAAGTTTCTTTCTGGTTTTTTAATTGCTCGTCATAGGAATCTTTTTGCGCTTTTCTGGAATCGGCATATTTAGAAGAACAGAACGCATACGAGGCCGCACAGCCAGAAACAAGAAAAATAAAACATGGGATAAGGTTTAAATATAAAGCGGAAGCTGAATCCATGGAGAGTCTGCCGAGAAAAAATGCTCCTAAAGTAAAAATGGAAAGTAAGAAAAGATATTTAGCCAACAATTTGTATTCATGATGAAGATAGAAATCTAATTTATCATTTGCAAATTTTAAATTGTCTTGAAGTGCTTTAATTTTTTCTTCGGCGTATTCTAATTTTTTAGAGGTGGCGCTGCAGGAATCTTCAAAATCCTTCAACACTTTCTTGTTATCAGAGAGGATGGCTTTGAAGTTTTCCGTTAATTGATCGTCCGATTGGGAAACGCTCTTTTCACGCAAGTCGGCTATTTCTGCCCATTGTTCTGCCGTCTTTCCTCGATAGGTATCGTGCCCTTTCGGGAGTGTTTGAAGGCTACGCGAGATGCGCAGGTTTTCAACGCTGAGCGCATCGCACTGTGCTTCCTTTTTCTTGAGTGTTTCACACAGTTTCCAGTAGGCGTTTCTCCATTTTTCGGCTTCATGATCAGAGACCGGAACATGGGATGCTGATTTGCTGCGCAGATCTTCGATCTCTACCCGCATATCGGAAAGGGTGGCCTGATAGTGCGCGCACTCCTTCTCCAGAGCAAGATATTTTTCCCGCCAGCTGAGATCTGCAGGATCATCCGGCAGGCGGGTCTGGGTTTGCAATTCATAATATTTATCAGCCCAATACTTGGCACCATGACCGAGGTAGGATGAACTGGACATAATACTACTCCCATACTGACAGACCGTTCCGGACAGCACCGGGACGGTTTTTATTTACGCTTCATTTCTATCCACGCCCAGCGAAGCACATTTTTTATAGCGCCCGGTGAGCACCAGATCGTCCACATAGTCCAGAGCCTTCTGCTGGCCTTCCTCGTTGAGCAGATCAAAAGAGGAAAGCAGGGCAGACTGCTGCGGGGTGAGGGCGACTTTACCGTTTACGGTATTATCGGACAGATCGTCCAGCGTATACCCCATGCAATGCACAACGGCGGAAACGGTAGATAGCTGGGGATCTTTCGTCTGACCGGCGAACAACTTGTTCAGGGTTCCTTTTGGAACACAGGACGCCGCCGAAATCTGTTCAATGGTCATACCACTGAGCTTTTTTAGGTGATTGAGTTTTTCAAGCCACACGGTAAGATTCTCCTTTCTCTTTTTTTCTCTATTATAAGGAAGCGCAGGCGACAAGTCAATAATATATTACCGAATAATATAAAATTCTTCCAAAACAGGGTTGACTTTTACCTTTTGCGGATGTAAAATCAAATCACGGATTACCGTAAACGGTAAAACGAAAAGGAACGGAGGATGTTGAATGGACAATCTGAAAGCAGAGATGCAACGCAACGGACTGACGGTCAAGGACATTATGGAAACCATTGGCTGCTCAGAGAAGACTGCAAGAAACAAAATCAACGGCGAAACGGACTTTACTTACCCGGAAGCAGAAAAAGTACGCAACAGTCTGTTTCCCGGGATGCGGATGGAATACCTGTTCCATCCTGCCCGGGATGGCAAGAGCGCGTAAGCACAAGGAGGTGAAGGGATGGACGGCAACAAAAAAGCCCGCATGAAGCGGGCACAGAGGATGGCGCTGCGCAATGGCAGACAGGACAGGGTGTTTAACGGAACGTATCAAGATTGCCCGCAGCCAGAAGAACAGAAAACTGGTTGTTGTAATCTTCAAGCAGCTTGTAGTCTTGATTTGAAGGATTGGCGGTCAGGCATTGATACGCACAGGCCTGCTGCAGCGCGAGAAGATCCAACGCTGAAAGGCGCAGGGTCTTGAGCTTGAGCGCAACAGGAAGCGCACGGGCAGCGTTTTTCATATCAGAGATCAGCGTGGGATCGTCCACGGGACCAAACCACGAATCTGGTGCCTGTTCGAGCGATTGCAGCGCACGGACGAGCAGCGGAATATCCTGTGAACGGATATGGAATTGCGGAGCCATAAGAAAAAACCTCCTTTCTTTGTGCCGATTGTAGCACAGGAAAGGCGTGGAATGCAACAGGAGGTACGAACCATGATGGACAAGAGTTTGTTGATGAACCTGAACGGGCCGTGGAGCAATGCGGCTTGCATGGGTTACTGCCTGATCGCCATGAGGCGGGCAGGGGTGAATGTGAAAACGCAGGAAAAGGTGCTGCGGGAGCTGGAGCTGAGCTTTGACGGCGTGAGCATTGAGGACGCAGAAAAAGCGGGCCTGACGCAGGAGGGCACGGGCGTATGATGAAGAACGAGTGCGATGAGGTGCGGAGGACGGCCCCGGCGGGCAAGCTGGTGAGCCCGAAAGCAGCGGAGCCCATGCAGACGGCCAGCAAGTGGCTGCTGGAGGGCGGAATCGCCATCTGCTGCGATATGCTGGACAAGCTGGACCGGCTGCAGAACACCATGGACCAGCGGCCGGACGATGACGCGGAGTACTTAGCGCTGGAAGCAAAGCACGCCGGGCAGCGGCTTTTGAAGGTGATGCAGGTGATCGCGGAGACGGAGGAGCTGGAACCGGGTTAAAGGAGAGAGGCGCATGGAGAGCGGGCAGCTGCTGCTGAAAGAGTGGCAGGCACAGGCCGTGCTGGACATGGCCGCCCTGTTTTACGCAGACCCGGAGAACAGGGCGGCGTTTGAGGCATGGAAAAAAAGAAAGAGCGCCGGGGCAACAGCACCGGCGGGCGGAACGGAGGCGAAAAAGTGAACTGGTACACCATCTGGCTGCGCAAGACCGGGGAGCTGGTGGCCAGCGGTACGGGCACGGAGTGCGCAAGGCGGCTGGGCTACGCGAGCCGCAACAGCTTTTACAGCGTACTGAGCCACCACCGGAAAGGCGCTGGCGGGCAGAAGCCGCTGCGGAAGTACGATTTTCTGGTGGAGGAGCTGACGGCGGAAGAGCTTGCGCAGCTGGACCGGCACAACAAAAAAAGAGAGCCCGGCGGTGTGACAGCACCGACGAGCCCTGCAAGGTGATAGATGTGACGACCTATCACCAGAAGTTTAACACGAAACGGAGGATTTTGCAATGAGGATCAAATCAGGGGTATGGCACTGGCTGGCGGCAGGGTGCGGCTTGACCGGGCTGCTGGTAGGCATGGGCATCGAGGGCGGTGCGCAGCTGGGCGGCGTGATCACGGACGGCGAGGTTTGCACGGCAATCGGCTTGCTGGTGGCAGCGGTGGTATTTATGCGGCTGGGCTTTGCCGCGCAGGACCGGGAGCAGCAGACGAAGAAGATCCACCAGCAGCCGGGGAACACCGTGCAGCGCAGCAGGAGGGCAGGCTGATGAGCAAGTACCGGGTGCACGTGGAGTGCGCAAAGACCCTGCCGGAGAAGAACAGCCAGTACGTCCAGTGCCTGAGCTATGTGGTGGGCGCGCCCACCGAGGGCATTGCCCGGGCAAAGGCCGTGGAGATGGCAAGGCAGCATTATGTGGAGTACGACAGCTTTACGCCGTACCATACGGAAAAGCTGAAATGAGAAAGGGATGCAGAGATGGAAAGCAACATTGAGATCGTGATCAAGAGCGACGGCAAAAAAGTGATGATGCAGTGCCACGGCAAGAACACCAGCAAGGAAAAGGCGCTGGATGCCATGCAGAAGGCGTACCTTGCGTTGGTGGTAAGCCTGCTGAAGAAGGAACTGACCGACGATGAAAAGATAGAGTGTGCGGCTGACTTTGGCAAGATGATGGCAGAGGAACTGCTGGACGTGATGGAGGGCAAGAGCTGCAAGGTGCACACGCAGACTTTTAAAGGCAAGGATGCAGCGTTTATGGCAGAGCTGATGAAGCGGCAGGGGGAGGTGCAGGGCTGATGACCTACGAGGAATACCGGGCGCAGCTGGACAAGGCGCTGGAAGAGGTGGACTGGATGCACCCGCGGGACCGCAACGGCCCGGCGTACCGGGTGATCGCGCGGGCGGCGGCGGACAGGAGCCTGACGACGGACGAGTGGGGAAAGCTGAACGAGGAGTTTTACAGGAGGACGGCTGCCAGATGAAGAAGAAAATGAGCCTTGAGAACCGGATCACGCTGGCGCAGAACAATGCCGTCGACTTTACACACGCCTGCGTGACCATTGCGCTGCATGAGGTGTTTGGTCTTGGCCGGGAACGGCTGGAGAAGGTGAACAAGCGCCGGAACGAGGTGAACGGCGAGGTGCTGCGGATCATGGCCAAATGCAGTCGGCCGCTTGAGGCAACGCAGAACGCGGAGGCGTGGCTGCGCAGCCGGATGCCGGAGGGTACGCCGTGGGAGCTGCTGATCCCGAACGCAAAGGGCGTAGCCAAGACGCACGCGGAGCTGAAGATCAAGGGCGCGGTGGACGAGGCCGCCACGCTGGAGTGGCGGGTGTATGCCGTGGCGTGCGCCGAGGTGCTGGGCTTCCGCGCGGCGCGGATGAACCGGTTATATGATGCCACGATGGACAACTACCGGCAGCTGAACCAGTGGGTGCTGGAAGAGGGCGTGGACGTGGCGCTGGAATGGTTCCGGCGGGCGGCGGCGCAGGGATACGGCGCCAAGGTGGAGGTGCTGGATGTACCGGAGGAGCGGGAACTGGAAGCTTACCGCCAACACACGGCGGAGACGGTGTGGAAAATGCAGAAAACACAGATCCGGGCGCAGGTGAGCCGGATGCGGGTGCCCTGCACCCTGCCGCTGGCAAAGGACGAGATGGACAGGCGCATCCGGGCTGTGATGGAGCAGCAGGTGCCCACGAGCTGGGAAAGGAGAAGGACGAGATGACTTTACAGGAAGCAATGGATTACCGGGGCGAGAACCCGGCGACGCTGAGCGACAAGCTGGCGGTGCAGGAGGGCTACGTCCGGCGGTGGTGCAAGCCCGGCGGGCTGCTGAAGCTGAGCGCTGCGCGGCTGCAGCAGCTGGCGCAGGCGCTGGACGGCGGGATCCTGATCGCGGAGGACGGTGCTGAGGTGGAGCTGTACGGAAACGGAGGCAGAGTATGAGCAAGAATCAGAAAATGAGCCGGAAGCGGTTTGTGAAGCTGATGGCAGGAACCAGAGGGGTACAGGTACAGGAGATGCGGGATATGGTTTTCAGGGTTCTGGCGGATCCGGTGAAACGCAAGCAGGAGCAGCGCAACCGGGAGAAGCACCGGCGGGGTGCAGGGAGGAAGGGCTGATGGAGTACATTTACAGCCTGTACGACCCGCAGACGAACAAGCTGCTATACAGCGGCACCCCGGAGCAGCTGGTGGAGCGGGGACTATACAAGCGCAAGGGCGCGGTGAGCTCTGCCTACCGGGTGCAGGTGGAGGGGGCAAGACCCCGGCGCTACCGGATAGAGCGGGAGAGAGCGGATGCACAGCAAGCCGCTGTACGGCACCACAAGCCCCGGGAGAAGCCGCAGCCAAAGGAGCGGCAGCCCAAGAAGCCGCAACCTAAGGAGAAGGCGGACGAGACACCGTTGCAGCAAGATGTACACCGGATGTGCTTATACAACGAGGCAGCACGGAAAGCCGGGTGCAAGGAGCTGCAGTACGGCTACTGGGCGGCAGCGGGTAAGCCGGAGGCCCCGGTATGGTGAAGCGATGCTGCACAAAGGACTGCCCGGAGCGGCGGCCTGCCTGCTCAGATTACTGCGAGCGGTACAAGACGTGGAAGAAAGAGCTGGCAAAGGAAAGGCTGCACACCAGAAACGAGACCTATGCGGGAAGCATCCACAAGAACGACTTTGACGAGGAGTTCTGGATCGGGAAACGGAGAAGATAAAATCAGCCCCCGGCGGCGCGGTGAGCGCGTGGCCGGGGGCTTTGGTGACCGCAAAAGCATCAGGTAGGAACGGGTGCTGCCGAGGAAGGCTCGGCGGCAGGCGTTTTGTCTGATACCTTTTTATAAAAAGCGTCCGGGTGGGCGCTTTGGGGAGCTAGTATACCCGTTATTTCTGTGACTGTGTGGGTCACAAAAGAGAGAATTACAGGAGCAGCCTATGCGGAAAAGCTACATCCGGGAAAAGAAGATCCGGTGCGGGGACGAGTACATGGCCGTTGGAGTGTATGCCGTGACGGATCAGGAACACCGCAAGCGGGGAAAGAAGCGCAAGGAGAGCGACAAGGGGCAGAAGAGCCGGAACAAGGCCGCCAGTATGCGCAAGAAGCAGCGGAAGGTGCTGGCGAATTTTGATAAGCGGGGGTTTTTCCTGACCGGTACATACGAGGACTGCTATCTGCCCGGGGACGAGGATGCCTGCTGGAAGGACGTGGAGAACTACGCGCGGCGGGTGAAGTACGCCACCTGCAAGCGGTTTGGGGTGCAGAAGGAGAAGATCCGGCTGATGCTGTGGGCGGTGCGCAAGGGCGAGGCTGGACGGCTGCACATGCACGGCTTTGCCCAATGCGTGGGCATGGGCGAGGCAGACAGGCGGGAATGGCGGGAGATGCTGGAGGACCTATGGCGGCGGCGCATCCCGGGGACGCGGGAGTTTGAGCCGCTGGGCACCATGAACGTGGACCGGATGGACATGAAGAAGCTGCTGGGGCTTTCCGGCGAGGGCAAAAACGGTACGCTGGGGTACATCTACGGCCACAGCTGGCGGCGGTGCTTAGAGACGCGCAACCTGATCCTGCCCGAGGAGCAGAGACCCAACGACAGCCGGTGGAGCCGCAAGCAGCTGCACAAGGGCTGCACCGATTGTGCGGACTGCGCCTACTGGTGGGAGCAGCGGTACCCGGGCTGGGAGTGCGTGAAGGTGATGATCTACGACCCGGGACAGCTGCACGAGAGCGAGGACGCAAGGCCGGGTGGATGGGAAGCCACAGAGCCGCAGGCCTATCTGATCCTGCGGCGGAGAGGGTTTGCGAAAGCTCGCACATGACAGATAAAATTAAATTTTTGCGCGTTTTTTAACGCGGGCGCGCGGTAGCTGGCGCTGATCGGCGGGAAAGGCAGGGCGGACAGTGACGAAAAAGCAGCGGAAGGCGGTGCGCAGGGCGCTGCGGGAGCCGGGCAGCCGGGCAGCGGGATGGAACGGCGTACTGGAAAAGGCGCGGGCGTACTATGCCCACACAGACCCGGTGTGCTGGGAGCTGCTGCGGCTGCGGTACATGGAGGGGATGCGGGAGGACGCGGTGATCCGGGCGCTGTACATCGGGCGCACCACCTACTACACCAAGGAGCTGGAGGTGCTGAGCACGGTGGGGATCTATGCAGCGCAGGCGGGGCTGCTGCGAGAGGAGTGAACTCCCGGCGGGACGGAAGAGACTGGGCACAGAGGTGCGCGGTCTTTTGGTGCTGCAACGGCGACCGCTGCCCCAAAATGTCCGCAGGTTTTTTATGCGGCGGGATGCGGTAGACTGGAAGCATAGGGCAAAGGAGGACAGAACCGGCATGGCGGGGCGGAAGTATTGCAAGAACACGGTGCCCGGCAGGCAGGGCCGGGGGAAAAAGTACCCGGCGGCGGTGCGGGCAGAGGTGGTGATGGCCATGATCGGCTCGAACTCTATCTGCGCGGTGGCGCGCAAGTACGGCGTGCCGGAGAGCACGATCCGCAGCTGGATGGCAGAAGAAGCCGGGAAGCCGGACAGCGTATTTGCCAAAGCCAGAGCGGAGGCGGCGCGGGAGATCGCGGCGCGGGCGGCGCTGGGGGCGAAGGCGCAGATCGGATACTTACAGCAGCGGGTGGCTGAGAACCAAAGGGCTACCGAGGTGCGGGCAAAGCTGCACCAGAGACTGGACGAGGACGTGCGGGCACGGGACTTTGCGCTGGGCAGCCGCTTGAAAAGCGAGGACGAGGCGCTGGCGGACGCTACCGAGGTGGGGCTTGTGGTATACGCAAGCCCGGGCAGCTACGACAGGCGGCTGGAAGAGGAAGAACGCAAGGCGCTGGTACAGCAGCTGGAGCGGTACGACAGCATGACCATGAGCGACAAGGACGCAGCCAACGTGGCGGCGGTGCTGCTGACGGCAGCGGCGAACGCGGCGGCGCTGGTGCCGGACACGGACAGGAACAGCAGCCAGAGCGTGCCGACCGTACTGATGGAGCCGCAGCACGAGGACGAAAGGCAGGAGGTGGTACTGGATGGCAGCGGGACGGTATAAGGGCAGGAGCATCGTGTGGAAGCCGCAGCCGAAACAGGCCGCTTTTATGCGGCGGAGCGAGGACGAGGCGCTATACGGCGGGGCTGCGGGCGGCGGCAAGAGCGACGCGCTGGTGATCGAGGCGCTGCGGCAGGTGGATGTGCCGCACTATCGCGGGCTGATCGTGCGCAAGACCTACACGCAGCTTTCCGAGCTGATCGACAAGACGATGCAGTATTACAGGCCGGTCTTCCCGAAGGCGCGGTACAACGCTTCCAGCCATGTGTGGACCTTCCCGAGCGGGGCGAAGATCTATTTTGGGTCCATGTTCCGCACGCAGGACAAGTACAACTACCAAGGCAAGGCCTTTGATTTTATCGGGGTGGACGAGCTGACACACTTCACATGGGAGGAGTACAGCTACCTGATGAGCCGCAACCGACCCACAGGGCCGGGCACGGTGGTGTATATGCGGGCAACGGCAAACCCCGGCGGCATCGGGCACGGCTGGGTGAAGGCGCGGTTTATCACGCCGGCACCACCGGGAACCCGGATGGTGCAGCTGGTGGACGTGAAGAAGCCGGACGGCAGCGTTGCAAAGCTGCGGCGCACGCGGGTGTTTATCCCATCCACCGTGTTCGACAACAAAAAGCTGCTGGAGAACGACCCGGGGTATCTGGGCACGCTGGCAAGCTTGCCGGAGGCGGAAAAGCAGGCGCTGTTATACGGGGACTGGGACAGCTTTAACGGACAGGTATTTACCGAGTGGCGCAACGACCCGGCGCACTACGAGGATCAGCGGTGGACCCATGTGATAAAACCCTTCCGCATTCCGGCGCACTGGCACATCTGGCGCGGGTACGACTTTGGTTACTCAAAGCCCTTCTCGGTGGGGTGGTATGCAGCGGACGAGGAAGGGCGGCTTTACCGCATCAAGGAATTATACGGCTGCACCGGCACGCCCAACGAGGGGCTGCGCATCGACCCGGTGGAGCAGGCAAGGCGCATCCGGGAGGTAGAGCAGAACGACCCGATGCTGAAGGGCAGGGTGATCCAAGGGGTGGCAGACCCGGCTATCTTTAACGAAAGCCAGGGCGAGAGCATCGCGCAGATGCAGGAGAAGTACCCGTACTTTCTGACGTGGAGGCCGGGCGACCACACCCGCATTGCGGGCAAGATGCAGCTGCACTACCGGCTGGCATTTGACGCGGAGGGGCGGCCGATGTTTCAGGTGTTTGACACCTGTCGGCATTTTATCCGCACCATCCCGAACCTTGTGTACGACGAGAGCAACGTGGAGGACATTGACACCACGCAGGAGGATCATATCTACGACGAGTGCCGGTATGTGCTGATGGAAAACCCCATCAGTCCCCGGCAGGTACGCAAAGAGGTGGTGCTGCGGGACGACCCGCTGGACATGGATGTGCACCGCAGCCCCATCCGGGTGATGCGGGTATAAGCAGAAGGAGAAGCGATGACAGGAAGATACGAGGGACAGCAGCCGGACACCGAACAGGACGGGGAGAAGCTGCTGCGGATCATGGCGATGGCGGCCAAGGCGGCCGGGGCGCAGCAGGTACCGGCGGACACAAGACCCGCAGAAGCGAACCCCGGCGGCATGAGCGAGGGAGACCGGATGGTGAGCACCGCGAGACCCGGCACCGGGCGGGATGATGCCATGCAGAGCCTTATGCAGGGCGATGCGGGCGGGAGCGCACCGGTGAGTGCGGCTGCGGAGACGGTGATCGGGCCAGAGGAAGTGGCCAAGGCGGGAGAGATTTTGCAGCGGTACAAGACCGGCAAGGCGGCGCTGGACAAGCGGATCATTGAAAACGAACTGTGGTTCCGGCTGGGGCACTGGAAGAACTACCAGAACAAGATGATGGAGGGAAAGCCGCAGCCTTCCAGCGGGTGGCTGTTCAACAGCATTGCCAACAAGCACGCGGATGCCATGGACAACTACCCGGAGCCGAACGTACTGCCGAGAGCGGCGGACGACGAGGAGACGGCAAGGACCCTTTCCAAGGTGATCCCGGCGGTGCTGGAACAGTGCAACTATGAGCAGGTGTACAGCGACACATGGTGGCGCAAGCTCAAGACCGGCACCGGCGTGAAGGGCATCTTCTGGGATCCGGTGCTGCGGGGCGGGCTGGGAGACATCAGCATCCAGAGCGTGAATTTGCTGATGCTGTACTGGGCGCCGGGCGTGGAGGACATTCAGCAGTCGCCGCACCTGTTCAGCCTGAGCCTTGAGGACAACGAGCAGTTGGTGGGGCGCTTCCCGCAGATGGAGGGGCACACCGGCAAGGGGCTGGACGTGGGGCAGTACATCCACGACGACAGCATTGACACCACCGACAAGAGCGTGGTGGTGGACTGGTACTACAAGAAGGCGCAGCCCGGCGGACAGACGGTGCTGCACTACTGCAAGTACTGCAACGGCGTGGTGCTGTATGCCAGCGAGAACGACCCGCAGCTGGCGCAGCGGGGCTTTTACGACCACGGGAAATACCCCTTTGTGTTTGACCCGCTGTTCATGGAGGAGGATTCCCCGGCGGGGTTTGGGTTCATCGACGTGATGAAGGACACCCAGACCGCCATTGACGAGATGAACCACGCCATGGACGAGAACGTGAAGCTGGCGGCAAAGCAGCGCTTTGTGCTGAGCGACACGGCGGGGGTGAACGAAGCGGAACTGGCGGACTTTTCCAAGGACATCGTGCACGTTGTGGGCCGCCTGAACGAAGATTCCTTCCGTCCGTTGCAGACGAACGTTTTGAGCGGCAACTGCATGAACTACCGGGATGCCCGGGTGAGCGAACTGAAGGAAGTGAGCGGCAACCGGGACGTGAGCCAGGGCGGCACCACCAGCGGCCTGACTGCTGCCAGTGCCATTGCGGCGCTGCAGGAGGCGGGCAGCAAGCTGAGCCGGGACATGCTGAAGAGCGCGTACCGGGCGTTTGCGAAGGAGTGCTACCTGATCATTGAGCTGATGCGGCAGTTCTACGACGAGCAGCGGGTATACCGTATTACCGGCGAGAGCGGCGGGGTGGAGTATGCCACCTTCAGCGCACAGATGCTGCGCGGGGTGCCCGGCGGCGTTGTGGGCGGGGTGCAGCTGGGCGACCACGAACCGGTGTTCGACATTACGGTGAGCGCGGCGAAGAAAAGCACCTTCAGCCGCCTTTCCCAGAACGAGACGGCGAAGGAGTGCTATAAGCTGGGATTTTTTGCACCGGCGAACGCGGATGCGGCGCTGGCTGCGCTGGAGATGATGGACTTTGAAGGCATTGAGAAGGTGCGGGAGCGGGTGAGCCAGAACGGCACGCTGTACCAGCAGCTGCAGCAGATGGCAGCACAGCTGCAGAAGATGGCCGCCATCATCGACAGCCAGAACGGGACGAACGTTGCCGCAGCGGCAAGTGCAGCCGGACAGGCGGCGGGTGCTGCGGGGGCTGTGGGCGGTAGCAGCACAGGCGCAAAGACCAGCACCAACAGCTTGGGCGGTGCTGTGGGAGGCAGCGACAACAGCCTTTCCACGCAGGCAGCCCGGCGGGCGATGGACGTGAACAACCCGAACAAGTAAAGGAGAAATAATATGATCGAAGCAAGTGTGATGCGCACGGTATGGAACGACGGCAAGACCGGCTACGAGGTGAAGGCAAAGGGCCATGCGGGCGCGGGAAAGTACGGGCAGGACATTGTGTGCGCAGCGGTGAGCTGCCTGATGCAGACCCTTGCCAACGAGGTGGAGGAGGCGGCGCGGGCAGGTGTTGTGGCGCTGGGCGCTGTGGCACACGGCGAGGGCTGGATGCGTGTGGAGGTGACCCCGACCCATGAGAGCTGCGACATGGTGGAAGCATGGGTGGAGCTGGTACAGGACGGACTGGACGCGCTGGCCGAGAGTTACCCGGAGAACGTGGAGCTTGAGGTGAACATGGTGTTTGCGGACGGCAAGGCACCGGACCCGGCGGAGTTGCCGGACATGGTGGACGGCAAGATGAACCTGCAGCTGTTTGCAGACGGCGACGGCGGTGCTGCTGCCGGAGAGGGCGGCGCAGAGGCTGCCCCGGCGGTGCAGGAGCCTGCGCTGCGTCCGGCACAGGAGCGGCTGGCACGGCGCAGCGGTGCGCTGCGGAGCAAGGCAAGCCCGGCGGCACCGGAGCAGAAGCCGGTAAGCGAACCGGCACAGGAGACGCAGCCGCAGGAAGGTGAGGAGCCGACCGAGGAGAAGCCGCAGGAGCAGAAGGTGGAAAAGACCCCGGAGGAAAAGCGCAAGGCCTTTGGGGAGTTGGTGCGGGGCGAGTACAGCGACATTTTCAACGAGGTGATGCAGCAGGCCATCATCAAGGCGGGCGAGGCGGTGCACGCAGACCCCAAAGCGGCTGCCCTGCGGCAGGCGCTGAGCGAGGCATACGGCGTGGACGGCGAGGACGTGGACGGACTGATCGAGGCCGTGAAGAACGGCAAGGTGAAGGACGACGCCTACTACGAGGAGCTGGCGCAGCAGCGGGGCGTGAGCGTGAAAACGGCGCGGGAGCTGGACAAGATGGAAAGCGATCTGCGCAGAGCCAACGACCAGAACGCAAAGCTGCAGGCGGCACAGCAGGAGGCGGCGCGGCAGCAGCGGGCGGCACAGATCCGGGCACAGTGGGATGCTCAGGCGGCGCAGCTGAAAGCCCAGTACCCGGACTTTGATCTGGGCGAGGTGCTGGCGAACGAACAGGTGGGCGAGCTGATGCGGCGGGGCGTGAGCCTGCCGGACGCATACCGGGCGGCCTACTTTAACCACATTATGGAGCAGGCTACTGCACGCACCGCCCAGACCGTGGAGCAGGGCGTGACGGCGCGGATCCAGCAGCGGGCGGCGAGACCCGGCGAGAACGGCACCCGCCCCGGCGGCGCGGTGACCACGAAGTTTGACATCAGCAATACCACCCGCCGACAGCGGGAGGAGCTGGAACGCCGGGCACGGCGGGGAGAGAAAATTGTACTGTGATTTCCCACGCGAGGGCGTGAGAGAGATAAACCTTTGAAGGAGGACACAAGAATGAAGTGGAAGAAGATGAACCTGCAGCAGTTTGCGGATGCCCACGAGCAGCTGCAGAACACCACCGGCTCCAGCGGTATGACCGCGGAGATGAAGACCTTTTACGAGAAGCGCCTGATCGATCAGGCGTTGCCTGCGCTGGTGCATGACCAGTTTGGCGACAGCTACCCCATCCCGGCGAACAACGGCAAGACCATTGAGTTTCGCAAGTATGAGGCGCTGCCGAAAGCGACCACCCCGCTGACCGAGGGCGTGACCCCGGAAGGCCAGGCACTGACCGTGAGCACGGTGACCGCTGAGGTGCACCAGTACGGCGGCTGGGTGCCCCTGACCGACATGGTGCAGATGACCACCATCGACAACAACGTGGTGCAGGCCACCAGCGTGCTGGCGAGCCAGTCCGGCAGAACCATGGACACCATTGTGCGGGACATCCTGTGCGGCGGCACCAACGTGATCTATGCGCCCAAGATCGGCGCGGGCGGCGCGGAGACGGCGGTGACCAGCCGGGCGGGTCTGGACAAGACGGCACAGCTGACCGTGGACCTGATCGACCAGGCGGTGGCGCAGCTGAAGGTGCAGAACACTGACCCCGTGGGCAACGCGGGCGGCAGCTATGTGTGTATCATCCACCCGTATGCCACCTACGACATCAAGCGCGACCCCAACTGGGTGGAGGCCCACAAGTACGCGAGCCCCGAGGAGATCTTTGAGGGCGAGATCGGCAAGATCAACAACGTGCGCTTTGTGGAGACCAGCGAAGCGAAGATCTGGAAGGGCAACGGCTGCCCGGAGGGCCTTGCGGTGTTCGGCACGCTGGTGTTGGGCGCACACGCCTACGCCACCACTGAGCTGGAGGGCGGCGGCCTGCAGCACATTGTGAAGCAGCTGGGCTACGGCGACGACCCGCTGAACCAGCGCGCGTCCGTGGGCTGGAAGGCCGTGAAGACCGCAGAGCGCCTGAGCGAGCAGTACATGGTGCGCATTGAGAGCTGCTCTGAGCGGTACAGCGCAAAGGCGCAGGCGAACTGAGGAAGCCGCCCGGTGGGCGGCATGATGTGCTGCGCAATGAGGTTTGCCCCTTTCCTATGGGCAAATGATGTGCTGCGCAATGATGTGCGCTGCGGCGCATGAAGAAGGGAGAATTAGAATGGCAGAGAAGAAGGCAGCGGTGCAGGCGGAAAAGCCTGTGGAGGACGTGGGCACCGAGGCGGTGCAGGCGGAAAAGCCCAAGACGGAGATCATCCATCTGTTCAAGGACAACGGCCGGTATTCCGGCGCACGCTTTGTGAGCGTGAACGGCGAGGCGTATCTGATCCAGCGCGGTGTGGACGTGGAAGTGCCTGCGGCGGTGGCCGAGGTGCTGCGCCACAGCGAGGAGATGGACAACGCAGCAAATGAGAAGATCGCGGCGGCAGTTGCAAAAACGCAGGACGTACCTGCATTGCAGCGGCTGTAAGACCGCCCGGCGGCATTGTGCCGCAGCTTGCTGGCAAGTTACCGGCAAGTTAAAACGGATAGACACCCGGTACGGCAGGCACATGCTGTGCCGGGTGTTTTTGGTAGAAAGGAGAAATGATATGACGGCGGGGATGGCGGTAGAGATGGCCGACGGGATGCGGCCGAATAACGACTTTGACGACCGGTTAAAGCAGAACTGGCTGCGGGAATGCGATGCGCGGCTGCGCAAAACGGTGGTGGAGCGCTCAAGCTGCGGGGACTTTGACGCAATGGGCGCGGACGTGAGCTGGTGGGACGGGCTGGAGTACGACACCGAGCTGATGGTGCCGGAAGCCTTTGCAGGGAGCATTTACCCGCACTGGCTGTGCGCACAGATGGATCTGGCGCTGGGCGAGACGGCGCGGGCTGCCAACGAGATGCAGCTGTATGCGGATGCGGTGCAGGAGTTTGCGGCGTGGATGCGGCGCACCTACGCACCGGCGGGTGGGGCGCAGTGGAGGTACTAACTCCCTCAGTTTCACCGTCCGCTGAAAGCGGCGCGGTGAAACAGCTCCCTCTGGGAGGGAGCCTTTCTTAGAGGAAAGGATGAAAACATGATAGACGGGACGAAGTTGAACGTGCTTTCGGGCGCAAGGCAGCTGCTGCGGGCGTTCGGGGGCTTAAACGAGACCTACGGGTGCAGCGAGGCGGAGCTGAGCGGGAGTATGAATTTTTCCAGCCGGGGATACCCGGCATTACAGACGCGGAAGCCCCGGCGGCGGGTACGGCAGATGCAGCGGATGAACGGGGCGTACCACCTGAACGGGATGCTGCTGTGCTGCGGCACGGGGCTGGAGTACACGCCGGACGACGGCAGAGAAGCCGTGGTGCTGGAGAACGTGCTGACCGACGACCGGAAGGAACTGGTGGGCATGGGCACGCGGGTACTGATCTGGCCGGACAAGATGAGCTTTGACACCGAGACAGGAGAACTGAGCGCACTGGGTGCGGCATGGGCGCTGGGGGATAGCACGGTGTATGTGTACCCCTGCGATGCGGAGGGCAGCACCTACGAGGGGGTGCCTACCGGAGAAACGGAGCCGGAAAGCCCAAAGGACGGACAGCTGTTTTTAAAGACCGGCGAGAGCGGGAAGGTGTACGCAAGCGACGGCGTGCTGGAAAGGTACAGCGAAAAGGCCGGGAAGTGGGTACAGATCCTGCTGGAATATGTGAAGCTGGCGGTGCCGGAGCTGAAAGGCGTGATCCGCGCCGGGGACACGGTGACGGTACAGGGTGTACCGGCACAGCTGCGGGAAGCGCTGGGCGGGCTTAACGGGGACAAGGTGCTGCTTACGGCGGTGGACAAGGCCGCAGAACCCTTTGCCCTTGTGATGGCAATGGAGCGCACCGGGGTGAGCGAGCGGTTTTACGGCAGCTGGGTGCTGCGGCGCGGGCAGTGCAGCTGGCGCAGCGAGGATATGCTGCGCACCGAAAACGAGAGCACCGGGGAGAGTATGACGCTGGAGCGGCGGGTGCCGGAGCTGGATTTTGTGACCGAGTGCGACAACCGGGTGTGGGGGTGCAGCAAAAAGGAGAACGTGATCTATGGCTGTGCGCTGGGCGACCCCACCAACTGGTACAGCTATCAGGGCACGGCAGCGGACAGCTACGCGGTGACCGTGGGCAGCGACGGGCCGTTTACGGCGGCGGCAAGCTGCCTTGGGTATGTGCTGTTTTTTAAAGAAAACTGCATCCACCGGCTGTACGGCACAAAGCCCAGCGAGTACCGGCTTTCCAGCGTGCGGTGCCGGGGCGTGGCGGCGAACGCGGGGCACAGCCTGTGCGTGATCGCGGAGACGCTGTATTACCTTTCGACCGACGGGGTGATGGCGTGGGACGGCAGCTTGCCGGTAAAGGTATCGGCGGCGCTGGACCCGGGACGGATGCAGGGGGTGGAGTGGACGGCGGCGGGGTATCTGGATACAAGGTACTACCTGTACCTGCGGCAGAAAGACGACCCGGCGGGGCGGCTATTGGTGTACGACACCGAAAAGGGAATGTGGCACGCAGAGGGCGCGGCAGGCCGGGAGATGGCAAGCAGCGGGCGGCAGCTGTACCTGTGGGACGGGAGCAGCCTGTGGGCGGCAGAACCTGACCGGGAGGCGGACAGCGACCCGGCGGCGCTGGACGTGGTGCAGTTTGAGGCGGTGAGCGGCGACATTGGCATGAGCGTGCCGGACGACAAGTATGTGAGCCGGGTGACGCTGCGGATGGACGCAGAGGGCACGGGGCTTGTGACGCTGGCGGTAAGCTATGACGGAGCACCCTTTGAGAAGGTGGCAACGTGCGCGGCGAAGGGCAGCCACGAGAGGCTGAACCTGCCGTTTGAGCCAAGACGGTTTGACACCATGCGCATCCGGCTGACGGGCAAGGGACAGATGACCCTGCGGAGCCTTGCGCTGACGCTGGCAGACAGCAGCGGCGCACGGGTGCAGGGGGCAAGGCCGAGAAAATAGGGAGGAGAAGCTATGGCAAGTTTAGCGGGGCTGAGCGGCATAGCGATGCCGCAGTTCGGGGACAAGATGGACCCGGAGGACGCAAGGGCACTGAAGAACTATTTATACCAGCTGACCGAACAGCTGGAATATGTGCTGACGAACCTGAGCAGGGAGAACATGAACGAGGAATTTTTGAAGAAGGTGGAAAAATGAGCAGACTGAGCGAGGCCAAGACGGAGCTGGAACGGTACGAGCAGACAAAGCCCGGCGCATACGAGAGCCAGTACCAGCAGAAGATCAACGATGTGACCGGGAAGCTGGAGGGGCTGGGCGAGTTTGACTATGACCCGGATGCGGACACGGCCTACAAGCAGTACAAGGACCAGTACAGCCGCAACGCCCAGAAGGCGAACCGGAACGCGCAGGCCAATGCGGCGGCGCTGACCGGCGGGTATGCCAGCAGCTACGGCACGCAGGCGGGACAGAACGCCTACGATGCCACCATGGCGAACTTAGACGACGTGCTGGACGGGCTGTATAACCAGAACCTTGGGGCGTACAACGCAAAGAAGAGCGGACTGGAGACGGAGCTGGCGGGGCTGCAAAGGGCAGAGAGCAGCGACCGGCAGACCTACCAGCAGAACCTTGACAACTGGAACGAGGGGCTTGCGTACCGGCAGAACGAGTACGACAGCGCCTACAACGAACAGCAGCAGAAAAAGGCGAACGGCATCCAGACCGCAACGGGCTTTGGACAGCTGATAGCGAGTATGGCACCGTATATCATTAAGGCCGTTATAAAGCTGCTGCTGTAAGAAAGGAAGTGCGGAGCATGAGCACGATGAAGAAGCTGAAGAACGCAAAGGACAGACTAGCACAGGCCGAGCAGGAAGTGCCCGGCGCATACGAGAGTGCGTACACCGGGCGGGTGAATGATAGGCTTGAGAAGATCAGCGGGCTGAACGGCACCGGCGTGACCGACACGGCGCTGAGCGAGGCGTACCAGAGCTACCGGGACAAGGTGACAGGGAACGCGGCAGACAGTGCAGCGGCAGCGCTGGGGACAGCGCAGAGCCTTGGCAGCGGGTACGGCACGGACTGGGCAAAGAGCGTGGCAGACCAGACGGCGGCAGACCAGACCGCCAGCGCGGGCACGGCACTGGCCGAGCTGCGCAGCAAGGCATTGCAGCAGTGGCAGAACGAACTGGCGGGGAATGCGGACATGGTAAGCACCCTGCTGGGACAGGACAGCATGGAGCGCAGCGCGGCGGCGCAGGACACGGCAAATGCCCAGAGCTGGCGCAACTACCTGTACGGACGGCTGGGACAGGCGCGGCAGGAAGGCGAGGACGCGAAAAACAACATCTGGAACATCATCAAGGGCATTGGCAGCGTGGCGAAGGCCGGGTATGACGGATACATGGGGTACACGCAGATCCAACTTGCCAACGAGGTGGCAGGGCAGCAGCAGGCGTGGGAAGCCTTTGATGCGGGAGACCCGGAGCGCGCAAGACAGATCCTGAAAACATACGATCTGGACGAAAGCATGGTGGATACCTGGAAGGAAAACTACACGGTGCAGCAGAACCGGGTGAATACGATGAATCAGGCGCTGACGTTTATGAAGGCGGGCAGCCCGGACGCGGCACGGACGACCCTGACGCAGGCGGGCATGGATACCGCTATTGTGGACAACTGGCAGGGACTGAGCGATGTGGACAAGGAAAAGCTGGACAATATGCTGACGGCGATGGATGCCGATTATAAGTACGGCAACGACGCGGGCGTAAAGAGCTTTTTGCAGATGGCGGGCATCGACACGGGAAGCATGGACTACTCTGACACGCTGAAACAGAAGGACATCGGATGGCAGGTGCAGTTGCAGCAGGCGCTGAACAACGTGAACCTGCAGTACCAGCAGCAACAGTATCAGATGAAGAACCGGTACGGCAGCAGCGGGAGAAGCGGCGGGAGCGGCCGGAATACGCAAAAAAACCAGAACAAACAGGAGAGTGACGAGGAACTGGGCACCGGCATTACGACGAAACGGATGCAGGTGGCGGCAAATGCGGCGCAGGGACAGCAGAGCAGAGGCTCGGACGAACAGACCATTTACAACAGCCTGCGGTTGCAAGGATACTCTGAGGACGAGATCGCATACGCGATGGGTACGCTGAAATAAAGGAGAATGCTATGGCAGTGACAAAAGCGCAAATGGCGCAGTGGAGCCGTAATTACGAGGGAAAGTACAAGGATAAGAAGAACGAGGACAGCTATCACCCGGCGCAGACAGAACCGGCTACCAAAGAGCAGATGAACCGGTGGGAGGAAAACTACCAGAAAAAGCAGAACGAGGCAAACAGGGTAAGCAACCGTATGGCGCAGAGCCGGAGCGGCAGCGGGGTGCGGACGGCTGTGGAAAGCCCCTTGCAGACCCGGGTGCAGCTGCCGCAGGGCAGCACGGATACCCGCTGGATGGGCGGCGGCACGCGGCAGCTGGGGACGCTGGACAGCAAGAAGCTGGCGGACGAGGTGCTGGACAGCGTGCTGGGCACGGCGACCGGCAGCCCGGTAAAGACCGACCGGCAGGAGGACTACGAACCGGACTGGAACTATGCGGGCGGGGACAACACCCCGCAGCAGCGGGCACAGGCAGCCAATGCCGTAAAGCGGGACGACTTTGACCGGTGGAACCTGTGGATGGACGCGGACACGCGGCACCGGGAGCTGGTGGACCTGATGCGGCAGAAGGAGCAGGACTACACCAGCTACGCCCAGCAGGGAACCAGCGCCAAAGCGCCCACGGTGGGCGCGGGCGGCGGCGCATACACCAGCTATGCCCAGAGCGGCACGAGCCGCAGCGCGGGCGGGGAGAAGGAGACGAAGGCAAAGTACACGGACGCGCAGCTGCGGGGGATGGGGTACAGCCAGCAGGAGATCGACAAGGCGCGGCAGTACCTGACCGAATACCCGGCCTACAACCCGGCGGAGGTGTTTGTGCGGCGCGGCGCGGACACGGCAAAAGGCATTGCGGCAACGGTGGCGGCAGCGCCGCTTCTGGTGGGTGAGAACCTTGGGGTGAGCATCTGGAACGAGATGGAGACCCGGAAAAACTGGAAGGCGCTGCGGGAAGAGGTGCAGGGGGATACACGGCAGGAGAAGCTGCTGGGAATGCTGACCGGCGGCAAGACCACCTACGCCCAGCAGGGCAGCACGGCAACGAGCATGCAGCCGTACACCGATGCAGAGCTTTTGGAAAAGGGATACACGCAGGCGGAGATCGACACCATGCGCAGCCGTATTGCGGGGACAAAGGTGGCGGACAGTGCGGACAAGGACACCCTTGGGTACAAGCTGTACGACTACGGCAAGCGGCACACGGCGGCGGCGCAGGCGGGCATGACCCCGGCGGCGCGGACTGCCATGGGCATTGCAAGCAGCGCGGCGGAGAACCTTGCGGTGGCGGGCGTAAGCCCGTATCTGGTGCTGCCGGTTCTGAGCGCGCAGGGCGCGGCAGAGAGCATGGGACAGAGCGTGGAGAAGGGCCAGAGCGCAGGCAGAACGCTTGCCACCGGACTTGCAAAGTTTGGCGCGGGATGGGCCATCAACAGTGTAGGTGCGGCAGACCTTGCCCGGAGCATGGGTGCGGACTATGCAAAGGACACGCTGGCGGGGCAGATCGCGGACTGGGTGCGCGGCCTTGGCGGGGACAGCGCATTCAAGCAGAATTACCCGGCGGTGGCGGCTGCACTTTCCGGCGGTGTGGACAACGCGGTGCAGGCCTTTGTGGAGACCTACGCAGACACTGCCATTGATGCCGTACTGGGCGGGGACACGGAAGCGGCCGAGGCGCTTTTGAAGCCGGAGACCTTTGTGACCGCCTTGCAGAGCGGCCTGACCGGCGGCGCGTCCGGTGCGCTGGGCGGTGCTGTGGGCACGGGGCTGGGCGCGATGAGCAAGCGGCTTGAGTACAAGGCGAATGGAGCGGATGCCGCTGCGCCGGTGCAGGGGACGGCGGAACAGCAGGTGCAGCGGGAGGAAGCTCCCTCACCGTTGCAGTCCGGCGATGCCGGAGCCGCAACGGAGCTCCCTCTGGGAGGGAGCCTTTCTCAGAGGAATGAGACGGCGGTGGATGATGACCCAGCAAAGCATACCCCGGCACAGAATGCCAGAATTGCAGAATACAAGGACAGCGCAGACTTAAAGCTGGCAGAATATGTGGACAGGGTGCGGGCGGGCGAACAGCCGGCACCCTACATGGTGACGGAAACCAGCGACCGGATGCGGGATGCCATGCAGCAGCTGACAGGGCTGGACAAGGTTGGCAGCGTGACGATGATGGATGCCAATGCGGTGCGACACATCACGAACCGGCACGGAGGTGGGGACGGCAGCGCAGATGCCACCATGAAGGAAAGCGCGGACGTGGCGCGGGCTGGGTATGTGCTTGACAACTTTGACAATGCGTATCTGGCAACGAGGAAAGCGGAAGGGTATTTTACCAGCAATGGCAAGCGGGCACCCATTGTGATCTTTGAGAAAAAAATAGACGGCTCCCACGTGATCGTGGAAGCCGTTACAGATACGAAAAAGAGCAGAAATTATATTGTTTCGGAATATTTGTCATCCGTGGGAGTGCCAGAAAAAGAAATAGCGAAAGCTCTGCGCCCCCCTATGGATGCCGCCGAAAGCGACCCCAGACATACGTCCGAAACGTTAAACGCAGTTACTTCCGCTATTCCGATGGCAGAAGGTCTGCAGTCCCCCGTGAGTGCCGTTGCCGACCCTGAGGCGCACGTCCGAAACGTAGCTGCAGATCCTTCCGCTGCTACTACTGTAACACAGCGGGAGGGACAAGTCAACGTGGAAAAAGCCGGGGAAAGTGTGGAAACTGTGCAGCCGGTACAGGCCGGGGAGGCGGACACGACCCAGAGCGGCGCACTGCGGGAGACCTACGGACTGCGGCAGCAGAGCCTGACCGAAAAGCAGCGCAGCGTACAGCGGGAGCTGAGCCGGTGGAAGGTGAGCCGGGGCGCGAGCGAGACCATCAGCCGGATGGTGCCGGACAGCATTACAGACCTTGACAGGTATACCTCGGCGGCGAGCTGTATGTACCGGCTTGGACAGATGGAGGGGGTAAAAACCTTTGACAAGGCGCTGGAGCTGGCGGGCAGCACCAGCGGACTGGCGGGTTTTACAAACTATGTGCTGCAGCAGCCCGGCGGCAAGGAGGCTTTGCAGGCAGCGTGGACGCAGGGGCAGGGAGAGACCGAAGCAGCAGGCGGGCTGGGCGGTGCGCTTAGCAGCCAGAGCACCAGCGGCGAGGGCCGGGTGATCTGGAAAGGAAGTCTGCGGACGGCGGACGAGATGGCGACCCAGCTGATCCGGCTGAACGCGGCGGGCACCGGCACGGATGCTGTTTTAAAGAGCGTGCTGCAGGGACCGGACGGAACGCCCAGCAAGCGGGTGAAGGCGTACATCGACACAGAGACGGGACGCATTTTCTTTGCGGACGGGAACGAAAATGTGTTTGCAACGATCCTGCACGAGGACTTTCACTGGTACAACGCTTTGGACGCGGAGGGCGCAAAGGCGCTGATGGACAGGGCGCTGGAGTACATGGCAGAGAGTGAGGGCTACGAGAACGTGGACCGGATGATCCGGGAGAAAATGCAGGACTACGCAGCCCAGAACCTGACCTATGAACAGGCTGCGGAGGAGCTGGTGGCCGACAGCTGGAGCGGCATTTTTGAGACCGTGGAGGACATGACCCGGTGGGCACAGTTCCAGCGGGAGCAGGCAGACAAGAACGCGGGCAAGGCAGGCACCATTACCAAGGCCGTGAACGCGGTGAAGGAGCTTTTGAACAGCATCATCAGCAAGGCAAAGGAGATTTTGAACAAAGACCCGGAGAACCGGGCGGCACTGCACGCAAAGAACCTTGCCCAGGCGCAGAAGAAGGCTTTGCAGGATGCCTATTTTGCACACGCGGAAAAGGCGATGGACAACCTGCGGGCGGCAAAAGAAAACGCCGCTGCCATTGAAGGCAACGGCGCGGCGCAGGGGGTGCGGTACAGTCTGCCAGAAATGGCAAAAGAAACGGAGACAGAAAAAACAAAGCGGCAGATGACCCTGACTATCCGGCCGGCAGAGCAGAATGCGGAGCGGACTGCAAAGGTGAGCGGACAGGAGTGGTCTGGACTGAGACCACAGGATGCACTGAAAGCAATTAAACCGGTATTAACTGAGTTTGGAATTCAGACCAAAGAGTTTCAATTAAAAGAACTCGATGTGAATTTTAGCTACGGGAACAATAATATTCACGAAAGTGTGAGCAAGCAAACAGAGCTTACGCCGAGAGAATACAATGATCTTGCTCTGGTTCAGGCGAACATAGAAGAAGTTCTTGCGAATGCGGTTCCTCTGGAAGCTCATACAGACAAAAAAGGAAAGCCGCATGTGGACGGCATGATCGTGCTGGCGTCTGCTTTACAGGACGGAGAGCGGATCATCCCGGTGCGCGCAGAACTGAAGCTGTATGATAACCGGCCGACGGCACTGTATTTTGCAATCGCGGAAACAACAGCCAAGGAAAGCCGGAACGCTGCAAACAAAAAAGAACCGGGTCTTCAGGTGCGTCAAGAGTCATTGCTGGCTCAGGAAGCTGCCCTAACCGGTTCTATAGAAGGAACCGGATCAGAAGGGTACGATGCTGAAATTGCTTCCAGCATGGAAACCCCTACCGGTTCTTCTGATCTCAATATACTTGATTATTACCGCCTTGTCAACCATGATGCGAACTTTACCAAGTATTTTTCTGATGAAGTGGCGCAGAAAGCGGAAGGACTGGAAGTGCTGCGCAACGAACAGCGGCAATTGGTCGAGCAGCGGCGGGAACTTGAGGAAGAACGCAGCGCATGGCTGGAAAGCGATGCGGTGAAAGAGATCGAAGCAAAGAAAAAGGCACTGGGCATTTTTTCCGCAGAGGCGAAAAACTACCGGGACAGTGCGGAGTATCAGAACTATCTTGCAAAGCGCAAGGACTACAACAGCCGTCTGGCACAGCTGGAAGAACGGAGCGCGGCACTGGGCGACCGGATGCGGGAAGCAGGAGAGCGGATGCGGGCACGGGCGAACGCAAAGGCGAACGACCGGCAGCTGACCTATAATGCGGAAGCAGAAAAACACGGCGGGAAAGCGGAGTATCGGCGAGTACTGGCAAAGGAACAGTTCGGTGTGACAGAGGACTTTAAGAAAGCAGGGTACATCCTACCGGACGGCCAGATGCTGGATTTTGCGCAGAATGACAGAAGCCGGGACACCGACCACCGGGAAATTATGAACGTATTCGGCCCGGCGGAAGTAAAGACCGGCACGGAAGCGCTGAATGAATTTTTACTGGACGGTAATGTGCGTGTGATGGCAGAAGCACCGGGTATCGACCTTTCGGCAGACACTGCCCCGACTGCACAGCAGCTGGAACAGATCAGGAAGATGACCGAGCAGCTGGGCAGTGAGCGCGGGCAGTTCACACTGGACATCTCCACGGCGGACGGCAAGGTGGCCGCCAGCAAGGAATACAGCGGGCGTGTGGATGCGGACAAAGTGGTGCGGGAAATTCAGGCATACTACAAAACCGGAGAACTGGCACAGGAAAGTGAGTTTGCAAAGTTCAGATATCAGCTGGCGCAGCAGGCAGACCGGGAGGCAAAGGGCAGCGACCAGCGGCAGGCCAGCAGAGCCATTGCGGACAAGGCAGCGGCGCTGGACACGCTGGGGCAGTTCTTTGGCTTGACCCGGGGTGTGAAGGTAAGCCGGGACAGTCTGGAGGGGCTGGCAGTACGGTGGACCCGCACCAACGGCAGCCGGGCTGACCGGACGAAGCTGGCAAACGAGGCGCAGGTGCTGGTGGAGTACCTGAAGGCCGAGGGCGCGGACATGGGCAAGGCGCAGGCGCTGGCGGAGACGCTGGCGGGCGAGGTGCTGGACGGGGCGACCTACCGCAACAGCGAGCTGTGGGACGAATACCCGGAGCTGCACAAGCTGGAGTACACGGTGAACAAAACCGGCGCGGCGAAGGCAGAGCTGGTGCGCCGGTACGGCAGCTGGGGCGAGGCGGTGGCCGAGGCACGGCGGCACGGCGTGACCCTGCGGCAGGCCGAGGGCGTGCGGGACGGCAACCCGGCGGAGCAGTACGAGAGCATTGTGAACGATATGAGCGCGGCGGGTTATGTGCGGGACGGCGCGCGGGCGCTGTGGAAAAGCGCTGCGGAGCAGGCCGGTGTGGACGGTGCGCTGAGCATGGAGAGCACCGAGTGGCTGGACGTGCTGATGAACCTGCATGATGCCATTAAGCCGAAGATGATGAGCCGGTTTGCAGACGTGGCGGAGTACGAGGATGCCCGGGTGGAACTGGCGGGCCGGATGCTGGGCGATGTGATGAACGTGCCGGAGATGACCGACGCGGAGGCCATTTTTGAGGGCATCATGCAGCACAATATGCAGGTGGCCAGAGCCGCAGCGGGCACCGAGGAGCGGGCTGCAGAGGTGAGCCGGGAGCTGAAGGGCATCCAGAAGGGGCAGAAGGCGCTGTTCCGGGAAAAGCTGGCGCAGAACCGGCGGGATGCAGGGCAGCACGCGGAGGTGCAGAAGGCAAAGGCGAACGCGAAGGCAGAAAAGCAGCTGAACGATATTTTGGAAACGCAGGGCGTGGACATTACGAACCTTGGTGACCTGAATGAGAAGATGACGGTGCTAAGGGAGAGCTACGAGCGGGCGTGGAAGGAGGAAGCCAAGCGGCTGAAGGCGGAGCGGCAGGAGATGCTGGACGAGGCGAAGCTGGAAGTAAAGCGGCTGCGCAGCGAAAAGAACGAGCTGGCATGGCAGCTGCGGCAGGAGACCCGGCGCGCGGACACGGCGGAGTACTCGCTGATCGTGCAGGAAAACGAGATCGCAGAGTGGGAGGCAGAGAGCGAGCGCAAGCGGGAGGCTTTTGCCGAAAAGCAGGCGCAGCGGAATGCCCTTGCCATTGAGGCGGCGCGGCAGCAGCGGGACGAGGACATTGCGGTGGCGAAGGCGCTGGCGGAAAAGCGGGTGAAGAAGGCGCGGGAAGGCAGGGAGATGGACAAGGTGCGCAAGAGCGTACAGCGCAACGCAGCGGCGCTGAACCAGCTGGTGCTGCGGCCGAGCCCGGGCAAGTATGTGCAGCAGAGCCTGATCGTGCAGGCGGCCGAGGTGGCGAAGCTGGCAAATCAGGCAGTGCTGAACGACCGGGCGGTGAACCGGCTGACGGCGCTGCAGGACAGCATCAACCGCTCGATGGGCACGGACAGCGCACCCACGGCCATGACCGAGGACTGGAAGAAGAGCGGGGTGCCGGTGCTGATCCAGACGCTGCGGGAGGACATGACCGCCGCGAAAGAGGCACGGCTTGCAAAGCTGCGCGAGCAGCTGGCGGAGGCTGAGGCGCTGCCGGAAAGCGAGAAGGCGGAGATGCTGCGCGACCGGCTGAAAGCACGGATCCGGGACACCGAGAACCGCACCTACCTGCCCCTGACGCTGGAGCAGATGCGGATGCTGAATGCCATTACCAGCAGCACGCTGCATGTGATCCGCACTGCAAACAAGACGCTGAGCCTTGCAAAGGCGGAAGAGGTGGACAAGATCGCCGTGACGGCGGCGGGAGAGGTGCGCGCCAGCAAGGGCAACCACCCCGGCGGGGCGCTGGACGGGCTGCACAACCTGCTGACGAAGTACAACCTTGATATGCTGGGCGCGGAGCGGGTGTTCCGCATGATCGGCGGGTATGCCAAGGACGGACAGATGGAGAAACTGGCGCGGATGCTGAACGACGGACAGCGGCGGCAGACCGAGATCACCATTGAGGGCGAGAAAAAGTTCAGCAACGTGACCGGCAAGGAGCACCTGAAGGAGATGGCGGAGTTTGCGGGCCCGGGAGCGAAGCTTGTGGACATTGGCCTTGTGGACAGCAAGGGCGAGGCGGTGCCGCTGACCCACGCGCAGCTGTGCAGCCTGTACATGCACTTACAGAACAAGGACAGTGTGGAGCACCTGATGACCGGCGGCATGGTGCTGCCGGACGCAAAGCTGTACAGCGCGGGCGACATTGAGCAGGCGTACCAGAAGGGGCAGACCGTACAACTGGGTATGCTGAAGGACGCAGAGGGCAACCCCATGCCGGACAGCGTACTGAACACGGTGGAGGCGGCGCTGACCGACTACGACCGGGCGTGGATCGCGGACATGAAGGAGTTTTTTGGCAGCTACACCACGAACCTGATCAACGAGACCAGCATGCAGCTGCTGGGGTACAACCGGGCGCAGGTGAAGAACTACTACCCCATTGCGGTGGACAAGGGCGTGCTGGCGACCCAGATCGAGGGGTTGAACCTTGACGCGACCATTGAGGGACGGGGCTTTTTGAAGAACCGTGTAAAGAGCAGCAAGCCCATCTTGCTGGAGGAGTGCAGCAGCGTGGTGCAGCGCAGCCTGCGGGACACGGCGGCGTATGCGGGCTTGGCGCTGCCGATCCGGGATGTACAGAAGGTACTGAACAGCAACGTAGAGACCGCAGACGGGCTGGGAAACCTGAAGAACAAGATCATTAAGGAGCAGTGGGGCAAGGGCACGGTGGACTACATCAACGACCTGCTGACCGACCTGCAGACCACCCAGCGCAGGCGGGACAACGGCGTGAGCCGGATGGCGGCGCGGCTGCGGGGCAACTACGCGGGCGCGGTGCTGACCCTGAACCCGGGCGTTGCCATTGCGCAGGCGGCGAGCTTGCCAACAGCGGGCGCAGTGCTGGGCATGGATACCATGGCGGCGGTGGTGCCATTTGTGAAGAACCTTTCGGCAAAGCAGCGGGCGGCGCTGGAGGCGGAGATCACCCAGCACGGGGACGCGCTGCTGGAATACCGCAAGCGGGGCAGCCAGCGCGGAGAGCTGGCGAGCATTGGCAGGGACGGAAGCCTTGCGGAGAAGGCCATGGACAAGCTGCCCAAGGCGCTGACCGGGTGGATCAACGGGATGGACGAGATCACGGTGGCGGCGCTGTGGGAGGGCAGCAAGGCCTATGTAAAGAACCACCCGGCGGAGTTCAGCGCAGAAGCAGCCAAGGCGGGGAGCGAGGAATACTGGAAGGCGGTGAACGAGACCTACCAGAAGGTGATCGAGCGCACACAGCCCAACTACACGGTGATGCAGCGGGCGGGCATCCAGCGCAACCCGGACGAGTTTGTGAAA